CTCGGTTTCTTTCAACGGAACTTTCTCGGGTTCTTTCAACGGAACTTTCTCGGGTTCTTTCAACGGAACTTTCTCGGGTTCTTTCAACGGAACTTTCTCGGGTTCTTTCAACGGAACTTTATCGGGTTCTTGGCGACTAGACTCTGGGTTAGATTTACCGCTTTCCTCAGAATCAAAATCCCATATATTTGCTATATCCTTTGATTCTTTTGGAGATATCTTTGGTTTAAAAACTGGTTTGGGTTTTTCATTTTCGGAATCAGAACTGTCGTCAGAATCAGACTCTTCGGATTTTTCGGACTCAGATTCAGAGTCAGACTCTTCGGATTTTTCGGACTCTGACTCCGAATCAGACTCTTCGGATTTTTCGGACTCAGAATCAGAGTCAAATTCTTTAGGTTTAATTGAGTCGGAAACAAATTCTGAAACAGATTCTGCTGGGTTCTCGATGGGCTCAAATTTCAACACGGGTTCTTTAAATTCCGAAAATTTTCCTAAAACAACCTCGTCAGGAGGTTGTAAAATACCAGATTCTGAATCTTTTTCCTCTTCGACACCATCGACTTGATATTGAGATTTATCGTAAAAATTAAATTCTGGTAAAGAATAATCTGCATCACATAATGCATTTATAATTGTATGTGGATAATTTGCCCCCTCGTCAATTGGATCATATTTTATTGTTCGAATAATAGAATCCAAAACAATAAATATAGATTCCAACATTCTAAGTTGTGTAATTTCATTTGATCTTATAATAATTTTATTTGTGTCAATTATAATATTTACCAATACACCTGGATTTATGATTTTATATTTAGATCCAATGACTTTTTCCCTTTTTTCCAATTCTCTCAATGTAGCCGAATAAAACTCGCGTGCATTCTTTTCAGACATTTGAAAATTGTTCATTAAACCTCTAATTGTTTCACCCATATTGTCTTTTGAATTTAAAACAAATGCTTCTTTGCTACTGTGGATATTAAACCCACTTATTTTCTTATATCTTAAACTAACAATATTTGGTTTATTTTCCTCTATATTAAAAATAGTTTTAATACAAGAATCACATCTGTTTATATCAAATTTTTGACGGAGTTCATTATTGGTATCTTGTAAAACAGATTGATATTCTATTCGATTGAATTTTATATCACTTAATGTTGTTATTACTGGTATTTCAATCCTAGCAGTTTTTAAAAATGTTTCAATGGGTTCAAATACCTTTTTCACTCCCATATTCAAAAAATCAATAACAGTTGGTTCGCCCACTATTTTTTTGAAATGTAAATGAAATCGAAACCCATCCTCCATAATTTGACAAAGGAATGTATTAACTCCATCTTTTATATAAAAAGTTACCGAAAAAACATTTAAGATAAGAGCTGTTGCAATATTTATCTCACTCAAAGGCAAGAAGGGTATTTTTCTTCCATCGATCGAAAGTTCTTTTGTAAATAATCGAAGAGTGTTATTTTTTTTAGTTGTATTTAGACTAATAAGTGGAACTTCTTCGGTTGAATGAGAAATGTTAAAGATGGATTGTATAGGATTTTTATTACCTTTTACCGTAAAATCAATTGTTTCAAAGCCTATTGCTGGTTCATAATATTCCAAATTATTCTTTCTATTCTGATAAACATCATAAAACATATCACCTCGGCGATAAAATGTTTTCAATTTTAGGATATCACTATTTTTTTCCAACAATTCTCCTGTTAATAATGGATAATAATTCTCCAAAACAAATTGCTTGTTTTCACTTTCAGGTATTTCGTGCGAATAACACAAGTAAATATTTTCAGTTGGAGTTAAACATGTATTATCAATCGCCTTTACATTTAATGAAAATGGAACACTTGATTTTACAAATGGATTCGGTTCAAAGGTTTGATCTTTTAATCCCAAAGTATAATATTCTGTACCTATTTTTCCCATAAAATACATAGATTCAATTGGAAATATATCAGTGTTTTTGGTTATTTCGGTAACTGTTAAAAACACCTTGTGTTTTATATTTAGGATAGAATCATCATCATTTATTAGATAATTTACAAATACAACTGGAATTTTATTTCTGTATATTTCGTCTAATTCATCATCTGTAAAAATAAAAGGGCTATCTACGAAATCATCACCATTATTATAATTTATTTTAAACATGTCACTTCTAGGATTTTTTTTAAATTCTTGATTTAGTGAAGTTATTTCTGTATACATTTCATTATGATTAGCATAATAACCAAAGAAAACAAGAATTTCTTTGATTCCATCTTCTTTTAATATATACAATTTATATCTCATTTATATACACAAGTATTTAAAAAATTTGATAAAAAATAAACTAATGGAGATGGAAATGATTGTAGCTTGTACAAAAACGGGTGTTATTGGAAACAATAACACAATACCGTGGCATATACCAGAAGACCTAAAACATTTCAAAAAATTAACTGAACATAACATACTTGTAATGGGTCGTAAAACATATGAGAGTCTACCACTACTAAAAAACAGAAAATTTGTGGTTATCACAAATAATTCAGAATATTGCAAGGATGTTGTAGTAGCAAATATGGAAACTGTTTTACATAAATTAAATAAATTGCAAAAAGAAGAATGGGATAATGGAAGAAAAGGAAAAATATTTATTATTGGTGGGGGTGAAATATATAATTTGTTTTTTGATCTATGTTCAAAAGTTCATTTAACAATTGTAAATAAAAATATTGCGGGAGACACGTATTTTCCTTTATATAAAATAAAAGAATATAAAGAGCCCGAAACAGGTGATTATACATTTTTAACATATAATCTCTAAAACATCGGGATAGAAGGACATAATACAATTTTTTGCTTACTTAAATACTGTTTTTTCATATCACTCTGTATATTTGAATATCCTCTATTGACGATATTCAATACATTTCTATTCGAGTTTGTCAGTGCATTTTTTGTGTTATAATCTATAATTGTATTTGCGTTACGTTGCATATATTCTCTATAACCCCAACTTGTTTTTATTCTGTCATTGTTTCGTATTTGTCTATTTATACCACAATCATAATTAAAATCCAAGTTATTTGGAAAATTTTTATAAGATGTATATTCAATCCAACTCATAAAATAATACTATATTTTAAAGTAATTCAATTAATCCTTTTTTTTTTAATTTTTTGGCCTTTTCTTTTGTAATAATGTTTTTATTTACGACAATATCAACCAACTCAGAAACAGATAATTTCGAATAATCTTGCTTTGGACTAGGTACACTTTCGGGTTTATTCGGATTTTCAATATTAAAATCAATAGATTCAATGGGTTCTAAAACAGTAGATTTTTCTTCAAAAGTTTCAAAAAACTCAATCTTTTCTTCTCTTATTTTTTCTGGTTCAGGTTCATCAATAATTTCATTTTTTACAAAATCTATATCCAAAACAGACTCTGAGTCTGAATCAGAATCCGAATCAGAGTCGGAAATAGAACACAACTCTAATTTACGTGATTCTTTTGTATCAAAATGTTCCAATCCTTCCAAACCACCCAACCCTTTCAATTCACACAATTCTTCTGTTTCTTCTGTTTCTTCAAACTCTTCAAATTCTTGTGGTTTTTGTTTTAAATTAGTTATTTCAGTTGCCATAGTAGTAACTAAACTTAAAAGTGATGTTATTTTATGGTTTTGTTCCTTAATTTTTTGCATAACTATCATATAAAACATACTAATAAGCCCTACGATCACAAGTAATTTTATAAATTGCATAATACCAGAATCGAATTCCATTTAATAGGTATAGATATTAAATATTCAATTACTAAACGAATTTGACTCAATTCCCTCTAATATTTCTTTCGGGTAATTCATATCATTTAATATTTTTATACCACCTTTTATTTTTGAAACTCCGGGAACTAATTTGTATGTATATTCAAAACCATTATTAGTTGGTTTGGTATCCATTTTACAACTGATTGCACACTCTTTCAATAAATCACATAATTCAATATAATGAGTTGTTAGTAAACAATCAACGCCTTTTGTAGATAAATATTTCATAAATGCGTTTGCACTTATGACGGCTTCTTCCGGATTAGTTCCCGAATACAGCTCATCAAAAATACAAAAATGGGTGGATTTATTTTCTCTAATACTTTCTACAATTTCTTTGCAACGTCTCGCCTCTGCTTGAAATAAACTATCTCTACCTGATGTATCGGGTATGTTTAAATAACAATGCAGGTACTTGTATAATTTTAAATTGGCCTTTTCGTAACAACCAAACCCAAGCTGTTGAGAAAGAATAATATTTATCAAAACTGATTTTATGGCAGTTGTTTTTCCAGAAGCATTTGGACCGGTAATAACAATATTCTTAGATAGTTCAATGCTATTTTTCACATGCTTTTTGTGTAATAATGCAGGATAATACATATTTTTCAAATGAGTGTTTCCATTTTTTACATAATTGCATTTTGTAACTTGACCAATTAACGATGAAAAATTTTCTAAATTATCCAAATATCCTATGCAGTAAAAGGAATACTGGAATGCATCATTATAAATAGGATTATTATACAACTGATAAAACTGATTCATTATAAATCCAAGTTGCTTACACTTGTTAAATCCTAGTCGAAGAGGTGTTACCTTTATCAATTCTGATAAAAACGCAGATAAAACCCCCCGTTGCTGTTTCATATCATTGTAAAACCCAGAATAAGTTTTGTATTTTATTATAATGGACATAAAATGATCCATTTTCTGTGTGATATGTTCCAAATAATATTTCATTGAAAATAACACATCGTGAATTTTTTTAATGTTTTTCCAGAATCTCCAGCAAGTAATTATGTTTTGATAGATTGAAAAAAGGTAAAAGGAAAGAGAAAAAAGTAGATACACCTTTTTGTTGAGATCTACACTATTAAAATTCAAAATTACTTGTCCAATGGAATGGTTTTTTATCATCAATAAAATAATTCCATAATATTCTGAAAATGTCAATGGTAGCCCCTTTATCTTAATAATAAAAAAAGGTACAATAAGAGCAAAAAGAGGGGAGAGCAGTGAAAGGACAGGTGATGTCAATGTGTAGAGGGTGAGGCATTGCAAAGAATAATCATTATTATTCAATTGCTCTAAAATATTCCAATTAAAATAATGATAGTAATCCTTAAAATTAGGGAACTTTTTGATATCTTCCCATTCTTGATAAACTTGATTGAAGTTTACATTTTTTAAATTTAACTCATTTGTAGTATACTTTTCTATTATTTTTTGTGTATCTTTCAGATATTTTTTATCATAACTATAATATTTTGTCATTTTTACCAGAGCCTTTTCACCCAAAATATGAGATGGGGTGAAAAGTATTCCAAAAATCGATTTATCGTCTACCAAAGTATCTTGGGGTGCATCGGGTATGTTCAGTTTTACCAACTCCAAGTCATCAATAATATGTTGTTCAAGTGTCATTTTTTTATCTATATATTCAATTGGTAACTTAAATGATTCACACATACAATTGTATTAGAAATATCTATATAAGATTATACGAATATTATAGATTTAATAAAAGTAACTCTCGAAGATCCCTCCAATTAATAGGCTTCCATTCTTCTTGAAAATAATAAAAGGATTGATTCTCTTTTTCATCAAAAGACAATTTTGAAAATGCATCTAATGTAACAACTGTCATTTCGTATGTAACTTCAGAACCAGTTAATTCAAACCCAAACCATTTAAATCCTTTTATTTTAGAAAACTTCATTTTATAATTAAGAACGATTTTTTTATTTATTTTTAATTATAATGTTTAACCCAAGACATTTTCAAAGTGCATTGGTAATTCTTCCATTTCTTTGTCAAAGTATGTTTCGATTGATTTAACATTATACATATCTCTTCTGGTAACAAAGTTTATTCCAACACCCTTTCTCCCCCACCTACCAGATCTACCAATACGATGCAAATAAGTATGTGGATCTTTTGGCAAATCAAAATTAATAACAATACTTACTTGTTGTATATCAATGCCTCTTGCAGTGACATTTGATGAAATTAAAACACGATATTTTCCGGATTTAAATTCATCAAAGGCAATTTTTCTCTCCTGTTTGTCCATATTACTGTGAATACAACACACTGGAAAATTATCTTGTTTCATAGCTTCGTAGAGATCTATTACTCTCGGTACACTGTTGCAATAGATAATTGTCTGAGACAATACAAGACGTTCAAACAAATCTTGGAGTGTTGAAAATTTCTGTTTATCATCTTCGACTTTAACGAAAAACTGACTTATTCCATCAAGGACAAGATTTTCAGCCTTCATTACAATATGTAGGGGATCTTTGAGAATATTTTTTGTAATATTGATTATATCCTGACTTAAAGTAGCACTGAATAATGCCACTTGAGCGTCTTTTCGCAAATATTGAAAAATATCAAAAAGTTGATCTTTAAATCCATCTGACAATAATTCGTCGGCTTCGTCCAATACAATCAGATTTATGTCCATAGGATTGATAAAATCTCTTCTAAACATATCGTAAACTCTTCCAGGTGTACCTGCAATAATATGCGGTGGATTGCGACGCATATCGTATATATTGTCATCATTACCACCAACAAGAATTTTAGAAGACAATTTACTCATCATACACCCAATTCCCAAAATAACATTCATTGTTTGAACAGCCAATTCTCTTGTTGGATTTAATATTAAGACTTGCGTTTTATTGACAGATGTATCAATTCTAGCTAAAGAACCGATTACAAATGTACCAGTTTTCCCAGTCCCAGATTGGGCTTGTGCTAAAATATCGTGCCCTTTAATTATCGGAATACACGCTTTTGATTGAATGGGACTTGGTTTTTCAAATCCATATGCATATACCCCTCTTAATAAATCTATATCCAGATCCATACTGTCCCACGTTTCGTTTTTATCACCCGATTCTTCCATTTGAATTAATATTTATATTAATGTTTAAATAATTTAACTATTAAATTAATATAAATAAAATGGGAAGATAATTATAAAATGGTCTATTCATTGAGTTTTTTTAAGAATTATAGATCAAACAACCATTACACCATAAATTGTGATATTATAAATAAACTGGTTGATATATCGAAGAATCTAAATAAAGGAGTAATATTAAAAATTGCACAAGATACCCCATATGAATATGTTTTTCAAAAATTAAAACCCGTAAAGGTTATTCAAAAAACAATATCTGATCACGATCAAAAGCTTATTGATATAAAAAGTTTGCTGAATAAATTATCGGCTGAAAATATTCCAGTTATTTCATCCAAAATTTCAGAACTGATAAAGTTGTCGACAGATGAATCTATATTTCAACAAATTTTTGAAATATCATATAAAAACAAATTTTTCTCTAAAAATTATTCTCTCTTGGTAATTTCTTTATGCGAAACAAATGATTCATTTAATGATTTTGTGAATAAAAATACTTGTAAATTATATACATTATATGATGATATGAATTATATTTCACCTAATGCAAATTACAACGAATATTGTGAAAATGTAAAAAAGACAGATGAGCGAAGTTCGTACGGTTGTTTTTATGCCAATCTGTGTGCAAGTGGATTTATTGAAATTTCGGAAATAAAAAAATTCACAGACTATTTAACTGGGAAAATTTCATTGCTAATGAACGAAGAAGATAAAACTCACGAAATAGAAGAAATTGCAGATGTTATTTTTCTTATAATTAACATTGTGAATGTAGAATTAGATTACGATTTACTGGAGACTATAAGTAAAACAAAAAATAAAACTTTCAAGGGTATAACAAACAAGACAATATTCAAATGTATGGATATAATGGATATTAAGAAGTCAATGCCTTTATCATAGCCATATAAATTTTATAATAATCTTCGATAATTTCTACCCCCTTTTCTGTTTGTTTTGATCGTGTTTTGATGGATTCTGTTTTTTTTTGTAAAATTCTCTTATATGTTTTTTCTATATTGGAATCAGCTTTATCTGAAATTAACCACGGAAATTCATATTTTAATAATCTCAACAAGTAAATAAAAAACACATCATAATCCTTATTAACCGTGCCAGATGCAACACTTGTGACTGGCAAAGTTTTACTGGTATTGTCTGCCCAATCAGACCATTCACGCGATAAACCTGGAACCATTCTTTCAACATATCTCAAAGTGATTGTAAAATAATCCTTGTCCCATCCTGAAGTTTCTAATTGTATACCATCAATTATATAATCTTTGCCTATTTTTTCAGGGCCATTGTTCTGTACCAATCGTTTTGCAGTACTGATGTAATTTTCAATAGAAGTATCCTTGGAATCTTGATTTGAATCTTTAATTAATTTTGCCAATTTTACAATGGATTCATTGGGAAGGTTTTTTAAATAGTCAATTATCTTCATCACACAAATCTTGTCCTTGTTACAAACCTTTACTATATATTGATATAAAAAGGATACCATCTTGTTTTTATTGCTATCTGACGTATCATCTGATATTTCGGCTTTGGTAACAACCTCCTCTTTAAAAATGGTTCCATTAAGAATAACTAATACCTTCTTGAGAGTCTCTTCACCTGATTTTCCATTTTCAATATCTTTAAAGTAATTTTCCATCAATGCAATATAATTTTTAAAATTATCAGTCATATGGTATTATAATAAAATATTTCATTATAATACTATGGTAATATCAAAATTAAATAAAAATATTAATTATTTTGAATTAACACGGGTCGATAAAAATGATTTAGATTATGAAAACGAAGTTTATGAAATAACTATAAAATCTGTCATTATATTAATCACTATTGGAAGACAAAACAACACATATATAAACGATGGTATTATATGGTTCCCGATTTACTTGATCAAAAAAGATAATAGTTCTGTCCAGATTGGTGTTTTTGAACAACCTGCAGATAATTCAATTGAGCACATACACGGTCTCGATGTTTCTTCCTTTGATAGTCCACTAATATATTCTTTTGTGACAAAAGAATTTTTGGAAAAAAATAGATTGAATCCAAGGAAGACGGAAGAAGAAAATAAAGAACAAAGGAAGCAAGAAAGAGAAAAACGTAATAGACGCGAAATGAAAAAACAAAATGAAGTGAAAAAGA